TAGACTTTCCTTCGGCTCTTTGCCAGGCTGGAGTTTTCATGCTGCTGCAATCGTAGTGACGGTGCCCGATGAGCCCCGGTATTTGAGAGCGCCGGCTTCGACGTAGAGTTGGCCTAATCCCGCTGGAGAAGTTGCTGGTGCAGCCGCTACATTGAAAATGGCAATAGCACCATTGGGGAGAATTTGCATCCGTATAAGTCCAGCTACAGAGCCGGTGGGTGTAGTGACAAACCCTATAAAGGATGGAATACTGGTTGCCGATGTAGCGCCATAAGTAGCGGCATTGCCAACGCCAGTATAGATTGAAGCAACGCTACTATTGGTGGTTCCATTTGACCCAAGAAAATTTATCTTCCCAAGACCATCGTCATTTGCAACCAGATCAAACGAGGTAGCAGTTGTCCCGCGAGTCTTTACAAGAAAAATAGATGGATCAGCCGCAGTGTTTGAATAGCCGCGTATTGTTGTAGCAGGCGCAAATGTAGTAGCGTCCCCATAAATTTGAACGCCTTGAACACCTGTAGCTGAAGTAGGACCGCCAACCAGAACTTTGGTCGGAATGGCAACAGTGCCGGTAAGCGAGGGAGAATCTGAGAACACAAGGTTGGTACTTGTGGTGCCCGTTGCGCCCGTGGCCGTATAGCCAGTGATGTTGTTAAACGATGTAATGCTGGCCGCGATAGCGTTTGTGCCGCCATTGGCAACAGGCAACGCCGTGCCGGAGTAGGCAAGGGCAAGCGTTCCAGCGGCAGTGATCGGCGATCCGGTGACGCTCAGAAACGCCGGCACAGTGGCCGCTACGCTGGTGACGGTGCCAGTCCCGGTTACCGTTGTCCAAGTCGGGGCGCTTGCGCCGTTGGATTTCAAAATCTGGCCCGAGGTGCCGACAGCAGAAAATGCGTAGGCGGTGCCGGTGCCATAAGGCACAGCGCCAGCCGTGGGCGTTGCGGTAGCGTTTGTGCCGCCATTGGCGACTGCCAAGGTGCCAGCAAGCGTAACGGCCCCGGCGGTTGCGGTCGCCGGTGTCAGGCCGGTAGTGCCGCCAGACACAGTGGTCTGCGTAGCAGTGACCGTTGATTGCTTGGTAACACCACCCTGCACAACCGCAACAAGCTCAGTGCCAGTGATTGCACCAGCAGCAGGCAGATTTGATATTTTGACGCCGGCCATGATGGCTCCTTATGCTGCGAAGTATTGACCAGTGATGACAACGTCGGCGCTTGCCGCCCAGGTCGGCACATAGATAACGTTGCTGTTGACCAGGCCGGTGCCGAACCCAAGCGCCGTGACGTTTGATGCGGCAACGCAGGTGCCCGCCACCACGGTCGAGGTCGGCGCGCTGAAGGTGGTTGAACCTGCCGTGGCCGCTGTGCTGGTGGTGCTGGTGACCCGGATGGTAAAGCTGACGAAGTCACCAATGCGCTCGAAGGTGCCAGTGTAGGTTGGAGTGCCGACAACCACCAAACTAGCGGGAACTGGCGTCCAAGTGTTTTTGGTGACGTATGAGTCGGGTAGCGTGGTTGCGGCAGTGATGTTGAAAAGCTGAATGTGGCGGGTATTGGTGCCAGCGTCGGTGATAGTGCCGGTACCGTTAAGGTTGTAAGCCAGAGAATTGGTGACCGTGTTCTTGACGCCAGCGTCAATCTTCAAAGTATCAAGGCTGCCACCAAAAAACGCCGTGCTATTGCCGCCGTATATCCATACCAGTGGGCTATGCAGTGTGGCATATCCTGTGCCAGAATCAGCAAAGATGTTTACAAAAGTGTTTCGTATGCCAGCACATTTAACATGAAAAGTTGTTGCGTCCCCGCCAATACCATTGGCCTCAAGAAACATGTCGACAAACGTGTTGCCAGAGTTGTTAGGCCCAATGAGGATGCCACCGTAGCCAGTGACAGTTCCGCAGCCTTCAACCGTGCCGCCGATGAACGTGTTTGATGCGGTCTCATCCAGCACCAACCCGTTGCCACTTGTGCCTTCAACGATAAGGTTGACAAAAGTGCAGTCGGCGCATTGTTCGCCAGCATTACGCAAGCCAAGGCCAACACCAATCACGGATGGCACAGTGATGCCAGGCTCGTTGCCAGAATGGCAGAAGTCATAGAACGAGTTGGACACCATGAAGTTGCACAACATGGCGTAGGCGGGGAAATTGATGGGCCGCAAGCGGTTGAACTGGCTGTGCGTAATGCCCCGGATGAAGACGCCAATGGTTGCTGCGCCAGTGCAGTTGATCGTCAAGTTGTCGATGACAATATCTTGCACAACCGTAGTAGATGGGGCCGCTCCAGCATCAACAATCAAACCTGGCCCAGCGCCAGTGATGTTGAGCACAACCCGCCCGATGCCTTGGATGCGAGCGCCGCGCACGGCAAAGTTGGGCAGGCCGGTGACGTTGTAGGTTCCCGCCGGGATGGTCAGTTGGCGAGAAACATTCCAAGCGGTGACAAATGCGGTGGCGTTGGCGGCTGCGCTGGCGCTGGTAGAGAACCCGAAGTCGGCAACGCTGTAGGAGTCGCTCAATTTGCTCTGGACCGTGCGCGTGGTGCCTGGGCCGGTCTGCGTAAAACCCACCAGAGTCGAGCCTGTGCTGCCGGCCAGCAGTGCCTCAAACGCAAGGAGGTCGTTGATGGCTTCTTGCGCGTTGATGTTGTCGACAGTCCAGATGGGGACCGCAGGAGCATCAGCAGACGCCAACACGAACTTGTACGATGCGCCGTTCAGCCACACGCCACTGGGCGCCTCGCCTCGGGCGTCGAGCACGATGTCCACCGGGTTCTGCGTGGTGCCGCTAGCGTCGGTGTAGGTTGCCAGCGGCGTGACACCGCCTGCCGCGTAGGTGTACAGGTGCCCGCCGACCAGCGGAATGCCGCCAGCGGTGAAGAACTGCAACTTTGGAGGGGGAGAAAGAGTTGCGCTCATGGGTTATACCTGTTGGAGAGTTGCGATCACAGACGCAGTTGATGGGCGGGTTGGCGAAGCGCCCGCTGCAATTGTTGCAAGGCTCAAGGCCGTGCTGCCGCCGCCCCACACCAACTCCAGATAATCGTTGGCATTGAGATTGAGCATATAGTTCCACGCCGCAATCGTATGCCCATCAAGACCAGCGTGCTTGTTGGGGACTGAAACAAGGCCGTTAGAGCCAACCACATCAGTGCCGTTTATCCTGATCCAAACGTAAACATCTTCCAGCGCCGCGCTAGTGGACTTGAATTGCCCTGACCACTGAAAATTGTAGGCGCCCGCATTCGCAACGGTTATTCTAGAGCTGCTGACTACCGACACGCCGTGGCCACCTATATCGGTGGTGTTGAGGGTCATCACCTGGCCAGTCGCGGTGCTTGCAAGCGGTTGGCTGGTGTAGTCCGCAAACGCCCCATAAAACCGTTCTGAGGCTATGGTGATTGAAGCGTGGCCATTGGTGATGGCGATACCGTTACCGGCGGTCAGCGTAGCCTTGCCAAGCGTGTTACCAGTGGTGTTGCCGATCAGCAGTTGCCCATCGGTGTAGCTGCTTTGCCCTGTGCCGCCGGTAGCGACGTTTAGCAGGCCGGAAAGCGTAACGTTGCCGGTAGTTGGCGCAGCCGGGGTCAGGCCAGTAGCGCCGCCAGACCAAGAAAGCACGCCGGTGTTGGCGACTGCAATCGTGCCAGCACCGTTGGTCACCCCAATGCCAACGCCTGGCGTCAGCGTGTTGAGCGCGTAGCCTGCGCCATTGCCGATGAGCAGTTGGCCATTCGTCGGTGTGGCCGACACGCCCGTGCCGCCGTTGGCTGGCTGGATGGTGTTCTGGTTTTCCCCGACAATTGCGTACAGCCCGTTGAAGAACCGAAACCACTCCATCGATACCAGCCCGGTGCGCTCATCGATGAGAGGCACGCGAGGCGCTGGGACTTGGGTGAGATTAAGCATTGGTCGGGGTGATGAACAATTCAGCGCCCATGATGGCGATCTTCACCGGGTCAGTGCCTGAGACCTCGTAGACGCGGTCGCGGAGCTTCTCGGTCATACCAAGGCGACGCCAGATGGTGCGGTAACCGTACTGACCAATAGCGCCCATCGAGCGCCAGTGCTCGTTCGACCAAGTGTGGCCGCCATCATCCGACCAGCGCAGCATAGCTTGCGGGTTGACACCTTGGACCGTAGCAACCGAAACCAGAAGATTGTCACCAGACTCGGTCAGTATCTCGCTGCTGCTCTCGGTCAGCAACGCTTCCAGCGGTGTGGATGGGTCGATCCCGTTCAGTCCAACGCCAGACTCGGCGTCGAGTTGCAGCGAGTGGTGCGCCGTGCGCTTCAAATTGTTCTGGCCAGTCGGCAGCGCCCGCCACGACCGCAGCCATTTCTGCACTTGACCGTTGTCGGCATAGACATCCAAATCAAACGAGTAGATGTTGCCGTTTTCAAAATCGCCAACGATAATCGTGCCGCCGAAGTTGCACTGGCAGTTCGACCTGTGCCGAAACTGGTTCTCATCGCCGCTGGCGCGTTCGTGCCAGGCTTGCACCGACACATCGTAGACCCAGGTCTTGCTGGCTGACGGGAAGGTCAGAACGTAGAAGGCGTGGCCTTCTTGCTGATAGGTGTAGGCTACCGCGTCCGAGATGTTGCCGTACTGGGCGATGGCGTACTCGATGGCGTGCGTCGAGACGCGGATGCCGGTGTAGCCATTGTTCTTGTAGACGATGCCTTGGCCGCGAGCGTCAGTGCCCAGCCAGAACAACGCATTGTCGAGTTTGGCAACCGAATAGGGGGCTACGCAGCCAATTTCATTGAACGCGCCTTGGACAGGCGTCAGCGGAAACCCGGTAAGCCCAGCGTTGTACCAGACTTCGACCGAGTCAGTACCAAACACCCATAGTTGGCGGTGGTCTGCGTTGATCGCCACCACACCGTCAGGAGAGCCATCCGCAGGAGCGACCGTCAGAGGGTCGAACACCAGCGGGTATATCTGCACCGGTGGCGTGGTTAGGGTCTGCGTGACCACAGACCACAGGTTCTGACTGTTTGGCTCATTGAAGACAAACAGTTGGTCGATGTACGCGACAGTGACAGCGCCGGCAAAGTCGGGGCTGGTGATCGCATCGAACGAGCCTGTTGGCTCGTGGTAGGTGTAGCTAGGACCGTTGCAGGCAAAGAAGATGGTAGCGCCGTTGTCCGCGATGGACACTGGGCCTGTGCCCGACACATAGCCAATCAATTCAGGCGTTGCCGTGGTGCTGGTAAGCCTGAAGACTTGGATGCCTGAGACGACATAGAAGTCCGACCCGTTGGTCTGGTGCGCCCATAAGCCCCGGATAGGCCCGGTGCCGACCGTCTGGAGAAACTGCAATCCTGGGGCGCGGTTCAGGAACCCGGCTTCCTTGCCGCCATCAGGAATGGCTTCGGGGAACAGGTTGACGAGCCTGTTGTCCGCAGCGTTGATGCTGCGGGCAACGTACGAGCTACCCAAAATGGGGGTCTTCACGCTTGCAGTCCAACAAGATTGGGGGTAAACTTCTGGTTCATCACAACTGGAGGTTTACCGTGGAAGATTGGAAAGCAGTGCTTGGCTACGAAGGATTGTACGAGATCAGCAACTTGGGCAACGTGCGGCGGATTGCGCGGGGCCGAAAGTTTACCGCCGAGCAGGTCAATCAGGCAAAACAGATGCTGGAAGAAAAAGCCGCGCTCAAGACGGTGGCGGCGTTTCTTGGCACCAGCATCACAACGGTGTTCTCCATCAAGCACGGGAACACTTGGGTAGGGGACGCCGAATCGAGGCCCGTCAAGACCAAGATTGGGACTGACTTCTACATCTACGTTACGCCTAGCAAAGACGGAAAGTATGTGCATAGGCCCGTCCATCGATGCGTTTGGGAGGCGTTTAACGGCCCGATCCCAGGCCGTTTGGAAGTCAACCACAAGAACTTGAACAAACAGGACAACAGGTTGGAAAATCTTGAGCTGTTGACGCATCGCGAAAACTGCATCCATGCGCACCAGAAGTATGCGGAAGAACGCAAGCATCTGCCTAAAGGCGAACGCGCTGGGCCGCGTAGCGTATACTCTAAGCAGGTTAAACATCTTTAGTAGTTTCCCGCAAAGATGTTGTAGCGTTGCCGAGTGCCCACAATGCTGTACGGCAGCGACATGATGTCATCCGGGTTGTTGATGCGCTTCAGGTTGCGCTTGGATGTCATGGCGATCCGCGAGACTTGCGGCGACGGCTCGACACCAAACTCAGCAGCGATCTCACAGGCTAGGCAGTACCGGAACGCTCGCAGGTAGCCTGGCGGGAAGGACAGCACAGTCGCCAGAGTGGCTGGCTGATCCAACTCAGTCACCGAGATGAAGTGCCACTCCAGCACCTTGGTTGGCACCGGGTAGATGTACATCTCAATGTCGGGGTAGTTCATGTTGATCCAGATCACCTGTGGGTAGGTGCTGGTCACGGTCTTTACCGCAATGCCGTCGTACTGCTGCTGATTGATGATTTTGATGCCAAACGAGATGTTGTTCGCGGGATCGCGAAAGTACGTCGAATCGTCTAGCAGGATTGGCCGGTTGCCAACAAAGTCGCCGGTTGGGCCAAGCGTGCGGCTGATAGCGCCGGGAGGCCACATGAACACCTGATCCTGGGTGCTAAACACCGCCAAACGTTCAGTGCTCCACGAATCAATCATCTGATTCATGGCGGTGAGCGCGTCCTGGGATGTAGCAGCGGAAGGCGTCTCACCCTCGGCAAGTTGGCCGATCAGGCGCAGCGCCCCGTTGATCTGGTCCCCGGCAGTGGTGCTCATTCAGACTCCTTGCGACGGCGCCTCAGTTCGTTCACTGGTGCCTGCTCGCCCGGAGTATACCTTACCCAACCGTTCTTCTCATCTTGCTCGGCCTCAAGTTCTGCCATAGCAACTTTGGTGCCGTGTACAGGGTGCTTCAGATAGATTACCACAGATCGCCCCTAGAATTTGTGCCCCCTACGCCTTGTGAGCGTAGAGGGCTGGCCGGTTAGCCTACGCGGTACACAGTGTACGCAGCGTCGCCCGTTTTGCGGAACGTGAACTGCCCTGCACCACCAACACCAGCAGCACTGCCGGTGATGGCAACAACCAAGTTGCCAACCGCAGTAATGCCGGTGCCCACAACCATTGTGATCAACCCGGTTGATGTGCCCAAGTTGATGACCGTCAAGTCAAACGTGCTGTTGACTTTCGAGTTGTTGAACACCGCGTCAATTGCGGCAGCAGTCGGAAACGTGTACGACGCCGCCGTAGTCGACGGATT